CCCGTATTTGATGGCCGGCTCTTTTTCTGCCCAGAACGCCTCTGCTACCTCGCGGAACGGATCGCCCTTTTCTCGGCGGATGGATGCCTCAACAACCGCGGCATCAATTTTGGCTTGAACCTCTCTGAGTGTGCGACCATAGAAGTGGCGTTTTTTGCCGTTGATAACACGGCAGCGCTCCACCAGGCCGTCAGGGCGCTTTGCTACACTTGGCATTGTACAACAACCTCCATACAGATACACTTTGACAAGCCTGCCCGGAGGTGGTACAATACGATTGCTGGGTCGTTTGTTCCACCTTTGGGCAAGCTGATCTATTTAACGCTCTCGGTGTTGGCGCACCGGGGGCGCTTTTTCTATTTCAGCATCCGCGACTTTGTAATATTTCACAAAGCAGGTCAGCTTTCGTCTTTCTTCTTCCATTGGCTGCGTAGGCCATCAATGTGCTCAAACAAATCTTCCTTTATATCAGCCCACATGGGGTCAAGGATGAAGTCAATGCCTTCCCGGCGGGCCAGCTTTGCCGCGGGCACAAAATCGCTGTCACCTGCAATTAGGATGATCTGATCCACCTGCTTTTTGAAGGCAAGAGACGAAATATCAATACCGATACGCATATCAACACCCTTTTGCTGGGCAACGAACATGAAATCTTCTTCTGTCAACGAATCCAAGGTGCGGGTGCCTGCCAAGAGCTTCTTAGTGACATCCGGGCGCAGGTTGTAGCAAGCCTGGTTAGACAGTTCCCCCAACCGCAATGCAAATTTGCGCCGCTTCTTCAGTTCTTCAAGGAATGTAAGAGTCCAGGTGTATGTCTCGGATTTATCCAAATCGACATTGCGCTTTGTAAGCGGATGGTAAATGCTGCGGCGTCCGATTGGTTTGCAATCGTAGTAAAAAATACGATACAATTCGCGAGAGGCGTTTCCGTCTCTGTCCTGCATGTGCGCATGGCAATAGGCACTTAACTCCTTTGCACGCTCTTCTGCAGTTTTCTTGCCCCAGAGATGGGCTGCGCGTTTACGATAAAAGCCGCCATCCACTAGAATTGCTGTTTTAGACACACTAACACATCCTTATAAAAATATAAGACCCCAGGATTCAGCCAATCCCCTTATCATGGGGGGCTTACTACCAGGGGTCTGTTAAGCATAAATGAAACATTGTGTTCCACATGGTAGCCTTTCGGCTACACCCCTATTATATGCTATTTATTCAGTTTTGTAAACCCCTTGTTCTAATTTTTAAGAATCTGTTTATCTCTTATTGCTTACAGTCCACGGCAAAAACCTACGGCTTTGCCCTCTATTTCGATTTCGTTTATTTGCTGTTTTGTATAAATCATGGGGTCAAAGGCGGGGGGGGGTCGGCCTGGAGAAGAACGGTATCGCCGGGCGTTTTTATTGCTTTTCTTCAACGAGTTTCAGAAACAGTTTTCCAGTGGCGAAGGCATCGGCAACAGCACGGTGCTGATCTGGCTGAAAAATGTGGTAGTATTCGCATAATGTCCCTAGTTTGTGATCATATACATCATAGTCTTTATCGGTCATCTCCCCATTTCGATATGTTGGTCCTTTTAGCAGTCGCTTGCTTTGCTCATAAGTGCAATAATATTTTCGATTGGAGTCTATCAATTTGCTTCCAGATCGGTGAATAAACTTTAAGTCAAATTTCAAGTTGTGAGCAACAACAGCGCTTTTGCCAACAAAAGCATCGAAAGCGGGAAGAACTTGCCAGATAGCGGGTGCATTTGCAACCATATCGTCTGTAATATGGTTGATAGAGGACGCTTCCTCTGGGATGGGCTTTCCGGGATTTACCAGAGTTTCAAATGCGGCCACAGGGATACCATTTTCAAAACGGATGGCACCTATCTCTAAAATTTTATCCTTGGCGGCAGAGAGCCCGGTGGTTTCAGTATCAAACACGACAAAACTGTTATATTTTCCATTGGCGGTTATGTTTGAAAATTTTATATCGTCCAATTCGTCCAATGGCCGACATTTCAATTTGATGCCAGACAAAACAATTTCTGCTTTAGGCAGATTCTCAAGCTCTTCTTTTGCGGCTTCCATGCCCTGCTTTAAATAGTTTTGACGGGCACGCTTTGCAGCACATGATTCGCATTCGCCAAGGCTGTTAAGTTTCAAAAATAGTCCAAACTTCCCACAGGTTTTGCACCGTGCCATATACTCTCCTATAGTTTGCGGCAAAGCCCAACGGCCTTGCCTTCAATCGTGATTTCATTCATAGCCTCTCCCATGCGAATGATGGTTGGAAATGCCGGGTTTTCGGCGCGCAGTTCGATGTGGTCCTTAAAAACAAACACGCGCTTGAGCGTGGCCTCACCGTCAATGAGGACGGCAGCGACCTGGCCGTTCTCAACCATCGGCTGGCAGTGTATGGCGACAACATCGCTGTCCTTAATTTTCGGCTCCATGCTATCACCCTGGCAGAGCAATGTAAAATCGGCGTGCCAATCGCTGGGGACTTCATCGTAAGCGTCTATGTTCTCCTCTGCCGTGATAGGCTCGCCGCAAGCGATCTGGCCGACGCGCGGCACGCGGTCACGCTGGGGCAAGGGCTGGAACCCGGCGGGGATTGTGGCCGTGACGTTGTCATATTTTCCAACATCGTACCCCATAAGCCAAAGAGGATTTATGCCAAGCGCCTCCGCCAGCGCATTGATGACTGGCCGCTTAGGGACGCGGACACCTGTTGTGTATGCGCTGATTGCCTGCTTTGACATTCCTATTTGGTCGGCCAATTTTGTCGTTGAGGTTTTGTCTTTGATGGCCTCGTTCAGACGCTCGGCCAATTCTGCAACCTTTTCCATAGTGACGACACCAACCTTATTTAATGTGCTAAGGGCAGTATAGCACAAACTGTCCACAAAATCAACAATTTGCAAAGAAAACGTGCAAAAGCGTCCACAAAATGGTTGACAATTGCCCCGTATGGTGGTATATTTAAGTTGTCCACAAAATGGACATTAAAGCGAGGTGAGAACAGTGGAGAACTACCGAGGTTTGATTTTTTCCAAGTACAAAAATATTACAGCGTTCGCGTCTGCCGTCGGCTGGACGCGAAATAAAGCGTCGCGCATTGCAAACGGCATCCAAGAGCCGGACGCGGAAGATATGGAAAAAATGGCCGATGCCTTGGGCATCAACTCCCCCGAACAGTTCATGCACGTTTTTTTTAGGCAATTGTCCACAAAATGGACGCTGAACGATGCGAGTTAAGATGACGCCAATGAATAACCATGAAGACCAAAAAATCCCAGGCAGGCAGATGCAAGCAACACCGTGTCCAACATGGACACAAGGGAGGTAATACCATGCCAAAAGAAAAAGAGGGCTACCGCGATGCGCTGGAACGCATTCGCAACGAGGCATCAGGCGAGCTGGTGACAGTGGCTGAGGCTGCGCACATCGTTTATGGCACCGACCCGTGGGCGGCGCGCAAGGTTACGGCCAACATTCGCGGCTGGATCGGCCAGGGCAGGGATAAGCGTATTCCCGCCACTGCGCTGGCCCGGCAGATCTGTTGAGCAGGGGAGGGATGGAGCAGATGACGCCGGAAGATCTGGCCTGGGTACAGACCCGGCTGAAAAACTGCACAAACGTCCGCCACCAGCTAAAAATCTGTGCGGAATGTCTATGCACAAAAAAATCTGATCTGCTGGTGCGCCTGGGGTATGGCAGCATGGATGAACTCTGTGCAGCATATCCTGTGCGGCGCGTCAGCCTGCTGCCCAAGCGTGTCCGCAACACGGTGCCGCCGGAGGCAATGCTGGAGGGCGTGCTGTGTTACTACGGCGGATTTGACCTTGACGCCGTGCGAAAGATGCTCGGCTGCACGCAGGATATGGCATCAGCAACCGTCAGGTGCAGAGTGTACGACTGGCGGCAAGAGCACCCAGCACTTGCCGCTGGAATGCCGCCCAAACGACCGAAACCAAAAGAGGGAGTAAAAAGCATGAAAATGACCATTGACAAAAAGGGCCTGCCGGCCTACGCATATGCCAGGAGCCGCTACACCAACAACATTGTCCGCGTGGTACGCGGGGAACGCGCCCTGTTTGGCGTTGTCAGCCAGGATTGCGTGGATGCCCTGAACAATGCGGCAGGCGTTACCCGCGCCCAGGCTGCTGCCATGTACGGCGGGGCCATGTACGGGTGGAACAGCCCCATGGCTGACCCCAAGAATTACAGTGATACAGGCTCATACATCGGGCCGGAAATGGAGAATGCAAATGGAGAAGAGTGATAACACCAAAAACCTGGCCTTGCTGGCAAACAATGAGATCAACGTCAGCGTTTTGGAAGTGGCCGCTGAGGGCGTGCGCGTTAAGCTGTGGCCGAACGCGGACGCTGTGCGCGCGCACCTGGAAGAGGCCACAGCACGCCTGCCCGGCGGGCTGAAAGGCTACAGCGTGCGGCACTATGTATGCGGGCGGTATCTGTACTGCGCCATTGCCCTGGGCGACATCACAAAAGACGCGCCCTGCCCGGCAAGCTACCAGGTCAACACGGACAGCTACCTGAACGAGGCAGAGGGCAGCCTGGTTGCCGCTGCTGCAGAGTGGAGCATTGGCAAAGGGGTGCTTGCCCTGCCGCCGCTGCGTATCAGCAAGGACCGCGTGCAGATCAACCCGGTGGCAGGCCGTGACGGCAAGACAATCCACCACTACACACTGCCCGACCGGCTGACTGTGGCAGATATCCGCTATAACGATGACTACAGCGTGGCGGCTGTCCAGCTGCGCAAGGCATCGGACGGGGGGCTGATCGAATGGCAGGCAAAGTGATTGCCCACCTTGTGGGGTGGTATATCCCCAACGGGCAGCCAAACGCCAACGGGATGGATGGACTGACCATTGATGGCGGGTATCTGCTGGAAGCCCAGCGCATGCACGCCGAATTGGAGCGCCGCGCCCGCGGGCAGCCGTTGGCCGTGGAGATCGACATCAAACCGGTGCGGGATAAGCGCACGCTGGATCAGAACCGGCTCATGTGGGCCCTGCTTAACAGGCTGGCCCTGGCATTGAGCGGCGATATCCCCGGCGGGGTAACGGCTGAGGAATGTTACCTGGATCTGCTGGCAGAGTTCGGTGCAGAGGTTGAGACCTGGCGCGTGCCCGCCAAAGCGTTACCGGCGCTGCGCAGCGCCTACCGCGTGGTACAGATGGTTGAACTGCTGGACAACGGCGAGTGCATTGTCAAGGTTGGCGTGGGCAGCTCCAACTTTGACCGCGCCCAGATGCGGGATTTTATTGATCGCATTTTTGACCGGCTGTACCAGGCAGGCGTGGACGATGTCGAAACCACCCAGCAATACCGGGATTGGAGGCGGGTGGATGAATTGCACTAAGTGCGGCAGCAGCCAGGTACATGTGACGGATACCCGCGCCAAGGGCACGCGGTGCATCTATCGCAGGCGGCACTGTCTGACATGCGGCAACCGCTGGACAACGCTGGAGCTGCCCGTGGGCGACCTGCGGCAGGCTGTGGGCGTGATCAACGGCCTGGAGGGGCGCAAACATGGCAAAAAGCATCCTGCAAAGTGAGCGCGAATGCTACCTATGCCGCAAATGGTATAACCTGCACACCACGCGGGGGCTGGAAGAACATCACATCCTGTTTGGCCGCGGGCGGCGGGAACTGTCCGAACGGTACGGCCTGAAAGTATGGCTGTGCCATAGCCACCACAATGAGCCGCCGCTGGGGGTGCATTTTGACCCGCAGGCCCGGCGGACCTTAGAACGGGCAGCTCAAGAAGCATTTGACAATCTCCACGGCCCCGGCAGTTTTGCCGGGGTGTTTGGAGAAGATATATAGGGAGGGAGTACAATGTCCCAAATCGTGAACAAAAAAAGCGTGCTGGAAATGGCGATGGGCGCGATTGCCGAAATTACGGATTATGAGGTGGAGCGCGTTGTGGCCAACATTATGGACCCCAACACCGCCGCTAAGGCAAAGCGCAAGATCACCATCACACTGACCTTTACGCCGGATGACTACCGCCAGCAGATCGGCATGGATGCGCAGGCGAAAACCAGCCTGGTGCCGGTGCAGCCGGTGCGCACAAACCTGTGCATCACTAAGGGCCGGGATGGTGAGCTGCTGCTGGCAGAGATGACCCCGCAAGTCCCCGGCCAAGTAGATATGGACGGGGTGGAATCCCCTGAACCTGCCATTGCCCGCGTGGGCCGTGGCACATGCTAAAAGATAGGAGATACAGAGATGGAAGTTAGCTTTTTGAAAGACGCTATCAACCGCATTGCCGAGATGGCACAGCCTTTTGTGATGGAGGTTGATGGGCGCAAGTATTGTTCCGCCAACATGTGCGAGGTTGAGGGCCAGGGCGAAAAGCCGTTACCCTACCGGGTAGACACCCTTGACGCCCTGATCCAGCTGATCCGGACAGAGGGGGTGAAAACCTACGAAAAGTTGTTTGTGCGCGTGAAAGACCCCCACACGGTGGTTGTTGACAGTGGTTATATTACTACATCGCGGGAGTTTTACGACCGCGCCTCTCTCTATCAGGCTGTCACGGATGTTCCGCCGGTTACATATGGGCGCGCGATGGACGCGGAGCGGGCCGTAATTGAGCTGCAGAGCTTGTACGCGGCCACGAGGGACAGGGATTATCTGCTGGCGCTGTTGAGCCATATCGACACCAGCCAGGGCGTGTCCACTATGGACAACGGCGTTACCCAGGAAGTAAGCGTGCGCCGCGGCGTGGCGCTGAAAGAACAGCAGACGGTGCAGCCCATCGTACACCTGCAGCCTTACCGCACGTTCCTGGAGGTAGCACAGCCCGCCAGTGACTTCCTGCTGCGCATTGATAAGGACGGCCACCCGGCCCTGTATGAGGCGGACGGTGGAGCCTGGAAGCTGGAAGCCAAGCGCAGCATTGCCGCCTATCTTGGCGGACAGCTGGCCGATCTGGTGGAAAGCGGCAACGTGGTGGTGATGATCTGATGCTTAACGTAATTGCATTGCAGGGCCGCCTGGTGCGTGATCCGGAGCTGCGGCAGACCACAACCGGCAAGCAGGTGGCAACCTTTACCCTGGCCTGTGACCGTGGGCGGAGAGACGCCAGCGGCAAGGCTGTGGCGGATTTTATTCCCGTCGTTGCGTGGGAACGTGCGGCGGAGTTCGCCTACAAGTGGTTCTCCAAGGGCATGATGGTAGCGGTTGATGGCAGACTGCAAAGCCGGACGTACCAGGCAAAAGACGGAGCAAACCGAACTGCCATTGAAGTGGTAGCGGGCAACCTTAATTTCTGCGGCAGCAAGGCAGATAACGCCGCTGCTGGTGCCCAGACGGCTATGGAACCCGCCGCACAACCACGGGCAGCGGCACCGGCATATAGTCAAGGCCCAACCGATGATTTTGCCCCGATTGAGGATGATGGGGACCTGCCGTTTTAACTTTTGATAACATAACCTTGCGGGGATGCGCTGCGAAAAGCAACGCAGTGCATCCCTTTGTTAAGGTTAGCCTTTTTTAGGGGGCCCAAAATGGAAACACCAACATTCTACGCGATTCTGCCCGCAAGCGTCAGGTATGATGCGAGGCTCAAAGCTGCAGAAAAAATCCTGTATTGTGAGATCACATCGCTGTCCAACGCAAAAAAGTATTGCCATGCAGGCAACAACTATTTTGCGACACTGTACGATGTGGACGAACGTACCATCCGGCGCTGGCTCCACAACCTGGAGGAACTGGGTTATCTGCTGATCGAATACGAGAAGCAAGGGGACGGCCAGCAGCGCAGAATTATTCCGCTGGACAACGCCCCGGCGGGCGTTCCTGAAATGTCCGCCCCGGACAAAATTGTCCGGCCCACCCGGACAGAAATGTCCGGAATCCCCGGACAAAATTGTCCGCCAAAATATTACAAGAATAATAATACAAGAGAGAATAACGCGGGCGCGCGCGCGTGCGTGAGCGACATCATACAGCAGGCGTTCCCAGATGACAGCGATCTGACCAAGGCGCTGACATCGTTTGCGGAATCACGCAAGGCGGGGAAACATCCGCTAACCGTGCGTGCTGCGGAGCTTGTATGCAGCAAGCTGAGACAGCTGGCCGATGAAGCAGACGTGCGTGACCGTAGTGGGTACATGATCGCAGTGCTGGAGCAAAGCATCTTGCGCGGGTGGGAGGGCTTGTTCCCCCTGAAAGATGACTTCGTGGATCGTCCCCCGGTGCAGCAGCCGGAGAATACCGCGGACGAACCCAGGAACATTGCATCGGGCGATGATATTCTCAACTATCTGTGAGGGAGTAACATGGAGATAAGCCATCAGCAACTTAACCAGCGGGCATTTTTAGGGGCCGCGCTTGTAGACCCGGCGGGCGCGCATGAGTATATTCTCAAGCTGACGCCGGGCATGTTTGACGAGGGAGCCTGCCGCGATACGTTCGCGGCAATCCAACGGCTGACCTATGCAGGGGAACCGGTGGACCCTGTGACGGTGGTTAATATGGCCACATCAGCAACGTTGTCTGCCGATAATCTCAAGCGCAACATCATGCAGATGGCCGAAACATGCCCATCCATTGCCAACGTTGGCAGTTATGCTGCGCAGATCGTGGAAGATTACCGGTATCAGCTAATCCAGGCCGATCTGCTGAAATGTATGGCCAAGGATGCAATGGATGCAGACAGCGTGTGTAGGCAGCTAAGACGCACGCTCTCCATGCAGGATGCAATTCGCAACACGCAGGAAGATAGCACAGCCCGCGATTTTGACGCGGTTCTGGATTCTGCCTTGGCGCAGCTGGATGAACCAGATAACAGCCTAAAGCTAGGGTGGCCGGAACTTGACCGGTTTGGAGTATTCCACCGCACCCGTGTTTGCGTGGTGGCCGGGCGGCCTGGATGCGGTAAAACGGATTTTTCGCTTAACTTGGCATCCAGGCTAAGCAAGAAATACCGGGTATACTATCTCACTCTGGAAGAGACGGCAGAGGCCCTGATGAATCGGATGCTGTCGAAAGTATCCCGCATTGATTCCGGCAAAATTACAAATAAGCGGCTGGATGAACGGGAGCACAGAATCGTTGACAACACCGCGGGAGCTCTCCGGCAGCACCATAACATGATGCTGGATGCGGACAGCAACCTGACCATTGATGGGCTGGAAGCCAAACTGATGCAATATAAGCCGGACGTGGCATTTGTGGACCACATCGGCCTGCTAAGCCCGACCGATCCGCGCCAGACAGAATACCAGCGGATATCTGAAATAACCCGGCGGCTCAAAGTTGCAGCTATGAAAATGGGCATTGTGATTGTGGAGCTGTGCCAGATCAGCCGATCGGGCGTAAAGGGCAGCACCGAAAAATTCTGCAACTTGGAAGATTTGCGAGGCAGTGGCACGATCGAACAGGATGCCAACAGTGCAATCTTCGTGGAGAACCGCCGCCCAGAGGATAGCCAGGAACTACGCGGGTATAGTGCATACCAGAAAACGGCCATCATGTACGCCAAAAACCGTGAGGGCCCAACCGGTGTGGTGGCTATGCGGTGGCAGCCACAGTATCACGACTGGCAGCCAGCACCCAAAGAAGATTATGACAAGATGGATCAAGCAAGTTTTTGATAACAGCCTAAAAAGGCAAGGGAGTAACGAATTATGATTAGTATTGCAATTATCAACCTCAAAGGCGGCGTTGGAAAGAGCGTTACCGCCTGTAACCTGGCAGCGGAGCTGGCAGCCATGAGCTGCAGCGTGCTGGTTGTTGATCTGGATAAGCAGGGCAACACAAGTAAGTTTTTTGGTGTGCTGGACTATGAGCGCCCATCTGTGGCAGAGGTCATGTTGGGCGACTGCAAAGCGGCAAATGCCATTGTGGAGGAAACCGGCGTGGTAGGAATCCAGCTGCTGCCCTGCGATATGCGAATGCTGAAAGCCAACCGGTCCATCTTGATGGACACCACAGAGCCACAGCAATTCCGCCTGCGTGACGCCCTAGAGAACCTGGCGGGAAACTATGAGTATTGCATCATGGATTGCCCGCCGGACCTGGACATGGGCAGTATCAACGCACTGTGTGCTGCGGACTGGGTTATTATCCCGGTGGATTGTGACGAATGGGCTTGTGACGGCATGAAAGAAATTGTGGATCAGATTGAACGTGTGCAGATGTACTACAACCCACACTTGAAGATCATGGGAACCATGATGACCAAATATCGCCGCACCCGTTATGCAGCTGATGTGATCCGGCAGCTTAGAAGCTCTGGCGCTGCAATCCCAATGATGGATACGGTGATTCGCTACACGGTCAAGGTTGGCGAGGCCAAAAGCGTGCATAAACCATTGCGCGAATACTGCCCCGAATGCACAGCAGCGGCGGATTATAAGGCGCTGGCGGAAAAGGTTGAAAGCATTGTGTCCAACGTGGACACTAAG